TTGATCATCTGGACGTAGCGGGTCCGGATGTCCTCGGGCACGTCCAGCGCGCGCGCCTCCTCCTCGCTCATCGGGGTTAGCAGGAGGCCGACGCGGGCCGAGTCGGTGAGCGCTTTCGCCCCGCGGGCCGCGTCCATGTCCAGCGCAGCGCCCTTGCGGACGTGGTGGACGAGCATGATCGAGGCGTTGGTTGCCCGGGCCACCCGGCGCCAAGCGGCGGCGGCGCGGACCATCTGCGGGTTGCTGTTTTCCTCAAGGCTATGGCTCTCCGCGTAGGGGTCGACGACAAGGAACCCGATGTCGTGGGCACGGATTTCTCGGATCACGGCGTCTTCGTCCGGGTGGATGACCGAGAACCCGTCATCGGACAGCGACGCCATCGTGAGCGGCCGGTCCTCGCCTGAGTTGAGGAAATATCGGTTTTCCAGTTCTTCCGGTTGTATGTCGTGCTTGATGCAGATGGCGGCCAGGCGCCTCTCAAGCTCGTCCATCGGGTCCTCAAGGTTGTAGACCGCGACGTTGCACTGCCGGAAGACGTGTGTCTTGAGGATCGAGCGGCCACACGCCAGCGCGGCGGCCATAGCCATTGCGTAGGCCGATTTGCCGGTCCCGCCGGGCGCCACGAGGACCGTCACGAAGCCCCGGATCAGTTGCGTCCCATAGAGCCACGGCCGCGGCGGGATCGTGCTGGGGATGGGTAGACGGGCGGGGCGGAGGACAAGCGGCGGTCGATCGTCTGCGCCGCCTACGACCGTCAGGGACGGCGAGCCTCGGGCGATGGCGGAATCCCAGGCGGAGAAAGCGTCAGCCGGCATCGTGTCATCCCCTCCTGCGCCGAGGCCGCGATGCGGCGCCGGTCTGGTATCGCTCCTGGCGTCGCCACTGATCGAGGATCGCGGCCAGCTCGTCCGCCACGATGGCATCGACGGCCGGCTCGTCCAGCACGCCGGGGTAACCCTCAGCGGCGACGGTGTGCGCCTCGGCCCGGATCGCGTTGGATGACGCGTTGTCGTTGCTCATCGCCACCACGCGCCGCCTGATGGCCGAGATAGCGTCGCGCTGGCGGGTGCGGGCATAGGTGACGTGATCCTGCAAACTGCGCGCTGCGGTGCGGGCGACCTCGATCGGGTCCCCTGCCTCGCCCTCCCGGCCCCGCCGCAGCGCCGTCACCAGCAGCGCGGCGTAGGCATGGCGGATCGGTAGCTTGCCCTGCACGATCGGCCGGGCCATCTCGCGGGCTAGATTTTCCGGCGTGCGCGGCGCCGGCATCAGGACGACCTCGCGCCGAGTGAACCAAAGTCGACGCGGATGGTCTCGCTGCCATATCCGTCCTGCTCGCATACCCATGCCCGACACGGCGGGCAGTGGAATTGCCCGCGATAGACCCTCGCGAACGGCTTGCGGCACAGCAGGCAGGGCCGAGTAACCCTCGGGGGCGGCGGATCGTCGGTTGACGCCTTATGCGTCGGCGCGGGCGGCCGGTCGGGCCGGTAGACGCCCTTGCGCGCCGCAAACTTTTGCAGGCTGGTGTGATCCACCATTGGCGGGCCGGGCAGTTTATCCATGCGGTCGGCTAACTCGCGCCACGGCTCGCACTGCGCGGCGCCTGCCACCAGAGCGTCCCACCGGGCCGGCGTGCACCACAGGTTAACCGGGCGGACGACACCCAACTTCTTCGCGAGGTGCCGCACCTGCTCCCACGTTCGGACGGGATGCTTGCCGGGTGCTTCGTTGATCTTGTCGATCAGGTCCTCGCGGAGCGTGCCGGTAGGGAACAGAGTGCGGACGATCTCGATGCGCTCGGGCGAAATCCAGTCGGTCTCTCGAATGATCATCGGATTAGTCCGCTGCGAGGGTGTCGAACAGGGAAACGGAGTTGCTTTCAGCGTCCGACAGATGCCGGGTTGCCTGTCGCCAATAGGACTCCTTCAGTTCCACGCCAACGAACCGCCGATGCAGTTTCAGGGCGGCGAACCCTTCGGAGCCGATACCCATGAACGGCGACAGCACGACATCGCCGGGGTTGCTCCATAGCGCCGTGGCCCGCGTGGTCAGGTCCAGCGGCATCGGGCAGATGTGCTTTTCGTCCGATGCCTCGCGCTTGGCGTTGAGAACGTCGGTCTCGCGTGTGTTCATCCAGACTGGCGACGCTGTTTCCTGCCACCAGTCCAGCGGGAAGTCGTCGCGGGTTTTGGTGACCGGAACAACGTCGGTCCCTTCCTCGTCCGCCCATTTCCGGAATGCCAGGATGTATTCGGGAAGGCCCTGCCGGGAAAACGACGAGTCGGCCCGCAGTTGCTTGTAAAGCAGCCCGTGCGCTTTGGTTTTCGTCATCTCGCGAACCGGGCATCGCCAGATCGTCACGCGGCTATGGAACGTGAAGCCGGCTTGCTCATGCGCGCGGATCAGCATGCCGGGGAAGTCGCGCAATCCTGCGGTGCCACGCTGGTTGCGAGAGAACACCAGATCCTTGCAGTGAACGGCGACGATCCGGCCGGGCCGCATGACGCGGTAGAGTTGCTCGACAAGGAATTGGTAGTGTTCGAGGAACTCGTCATCGTCGGCACAGTTGCCCATGTCGGCTTCGGAGTCGTTGTAGATATAGAGGCCGGAAAACGGTGGCGAGTAGACCGAGAAATCCACAGAGTTGTCGGGCATCTGGCGCACCACATCGACGCAATCGCCGTGGTATGCGGCCCAGTTGGTGCCATGCTTTTCGTTCAAGCAGCGGATTTGAGCCATGACGGAGTCCTCCCGATGTGCTTTGGGTCATAGGCGACTTTGACGGTTGAAGTTCGGGCGCGGTCGCGACGCATCGCGTCAGCCATCGCGCGTTTCATCATGGCGTGATCCTCGGCCTTGCGGTCGATCACGCGGCCGATCTGGTCCTCGCCCTCGGCCACGGCGATGTGAACATGCACGGGATGCTTCTGGCCGAATCGCCATGATCGCCGCACGGCCTGATACCAAGATTCGTATGAGAACGACCGACCGACAAACGCCTGACGGTCGGCGTGCTGCCAGTTCAACCCGTACCCGCAGATCGACGGCTTGCTGATGATCGCGCGCGTCGTGCCATCAGAAAAGGAGGCAAGCCCGGCCTCTTTCTTTTCGATCGACATTGAACCGCGCACGTCAGCCGCCCAGGACATGCGACGCGTCAGAGCGTCAGCCTCATAGTCCGTGTCGCACCAGATGACCCAGTTGTGATCCGGCTCAGCGTCCACTAGTTCCGCGACAGCATCGGCGCGGGCCTCGGCCGTCTGCCGCTTGATGCCGTGAATGTTGGTCGCGGACACGTCCTGCAGGAACAGGGCGCCGATCGGTGCTCGGACATCTCCGGCGACGCGATGCCGCACGACCTTCAATTCCGGAAGAACAAAGCGGGAGGCATCGTATCCGAGATCGGCCGGCGTCTCCGCCATGCGCGCCCACGACGCCATCCAGTCCCAGAAATCGTTGACGCCGTGCTTCTTCAGTCGATACCGGCCCATTTCGGTTTGGTCGGACACAAACCAGCGGGCCAGCATTTCGTTCGAGGCCATGACGCCAAGGAACTCGGCGTGCTGTCCAAGCTCCATATGATCGTTCGGCGCAGGTGTCGCGGTCGCAGCGAGGCGGAACGGCGTGTCCCGGAACGCACTGATCAGCGCCCGCGTTGTGGCTCCGGTGAACGATTTGAGGATGCTCGACTCATCGAGCACGACGCATCCGAACGACGACGGCGTGAGTTTATCGAGCCGGTCATAGTTGCAGATGTTGATCCCGTCCGACACGTCGCACTGTTCGCGGATCACGCGGGCTTGATACCCGAACCGCTTGGCCTCGGCCTCGATCTGACGCGCGACGGCGAGAGGCGTCAGCAGCAACGCGGGCGCCGTTGTGTGCGCGGAGGCCTGGCTGGCAAACTCTAGCTCGCAGATCGTCTTGCCGAGGCCGGTGTCAAGGAACAGTGCGGCACGGCCCTGTCTGATACAGAACGCCGTCGCGTCAACCTGATAATCAAACAGCGCGGGATTCATCGGCGCCGGCTCGATGCCGGTCGCGATGGGACGCGGCGCCTTCTTTGCGAGGAACGCGCGATACTCCGGCGTCATGCCCCGCCCTCATAGATGCAGTTGCCCAATTCCAACCATGTTCGGAAATCGCCCATGGATTGCGTCTGGATTTCCTTCGGCCGGTTCAGCGGATGCCACCGGATAGCCGTAGCCGTGACCTCGATCACGCGCCGCGATCCGACACCACGACGCATCCCGGTGTATATACCGACCGGATAATAGTTCATGCCTTTACCCCCAAGATTTCGCCAGCCTCGGCCGGCCCGTGCGCAACGCCTGCGTTGCCACCAAGCTCCCGCACCAGCCGAAGGAAGTTGATCTGTTCCTTAGTGGCGCCAGTTTCGTCCTTAACCTCGATCGCGGAAAACACCCCGACGACCTGGCCGACCATTTCCGGCGTGACTACCGTTCGCTTGATCCCGATCAGGTCCGACGCGCCGTTGCACAGCCCGACCTCGTATCGGCGGTAGTTTTCAAGGATCAGCAATTTCGGCGTCCTGGATTTGATCGTCCCGACCCACATTAGGCCGCGCTGGTTGCGCCACATCCTGATGTCAGGATGCCCGCCAAACGCCAGCCGGATTTGCGCCTGATTATGCGCCTCGCCCATCGCGCTTTCCCTCCCCTTCCCACCACGAGTAGCGCGACCGCTCTGCAATCTGGTGCGCCGCCCATCCGGGCTTGTAGCCGCGTAACGCGGCAATCTTCCGGACCATCGCAGCCGTCTTGACGCCCTTCATCACCACCTTGAGTGGTGCGGTTGCGAGCCAGTCGTCAGTGCCTGGCGTTGTTACCTCAACCAGATCCCCGGCCTTCGCCTTGGGCGGCGTTCGCCCAGTCGCGGCATCAGTCCAAAAGTTGAAGCCGCAATAAGGGCATCGAGGGGCGGGCGCGAACGCAGCGAAGCACTCCGGGCACTGGCGCACAGGCGGCGGCCGATCGGATTTCACCCGGCCTTCTAGCGTCCATTCCCGCTGCGCGTCTGGCATGCCGTGCCGCAGCACGTTGCCGACGTGATCCAGCAGAATGCAGTCAGGTTTGTTCGGTGCAATGCGCATGATGCGCCCGACCATTTGCAGATACAACGCGGTCGATTGCGTCGGGCGAAGGAATATCCCGACCTCGATCGAAGGCATATCGAAACCCGTCGTCAGAAGTTCGACGTTAGTCAGGACGTGGATGCGCCCGGCGCGGAAGTCTCGAATGATTTCGGCACGCGTGGTCGGCGTCATCGCGCCATCGACGTTTGCGGCGGCGACACCCTCGCGGCGGAACTGTTCGGCTACGTGCTCCGCGTGATCGCGCGTGCAGCAAAACACGATGGCCGGCCGACCAGGCCGCCGCCGCCGATACTCGGCCACGGCGGACCCTGTGATTGATGATCGGTCCAGCAATTTCGCGGCCTCGTCCATGTTGTAGTCGCCGCGACTTTTCTTGATCGCGGCGACATCGACGGCCGGCGCGAACACGCGGCACGGCGCGAGGTATCCCATCGTGACAAGCTGCGAGACGGAGGGACCGTAGATAATCTGGTCAAACACATCGCCCAACGGCTGACCGTCAAGTCGGCATGGTGTGGCCGACATCCCGAGCTGCTTCACGTCGCGATAGTGGTCAAGGATCGAGCGCCAGGTTGCGGACATCGCAAGGTGGCACTCGTCGGAGATGACCCACCGGAACGCCGGCAGTTCGCCCAGCCGCCGCGCGACAGTCTGGACCATGCCGACTTGAATGTGATTGGGCGTGATCCTGCGTCCGCTGACGATGCGACCATGCGGGATGCGACCGAGATCGTCGCTGATGCGGTCCAGCAGTTCGGCGCGGTGGCACAGGATCAGGGTCGGGTATTTCGCGCGCTCCATCATGTATTGCACGACGGCGCTTTTCCCCGAGCCGGTCGGCGCGCATAGAAGCGGCGCACGCCGACCGGATGCGTAGGCGTGACGAATCTCCGCCAGTTCGGTGGCCTGATACGGGCGGAGCGTCAGCATTAGTGCAACGGCTCCTTCGTGCCGTCCGGTTCGCTGTGCACGACGCCCGAGATGGCCGTCACGAGATCGGCCTGGTCGGGCGTGACATCGACCGGCGCACGCTCGCCGGCAAACGCATCGGGATCAGCGACGACGACCATGACCACGTTGCCCACTGCGTCAATGATCGCGTTTCGGTAGCGCGAGGACCGAGGCGCCGTCAGTGTGATCTTCATGCCGTCCTTGATTTGGACGACATCAACGACGGCTCGGATAACCTGCCGACCGTGGGACGCGATGACCTCCACCGCCTTCTGCACCGCCTCGTGCACGGCCGATTCGACGGCGGCGATGGTGTCCCGCTGGCTCTGCTCGGACCGCTGCGACCACGGCCGCGTGTCCTGCTCGTAGCGCAGCCGGTCAATGATGAAGTCCCGCAGATCGCCCGTCAGCGTGTCCGCCGCGATGTTGATGGCATCGGCAACGCGCAGTTCCTCGTCGTCGGGCGATAGGTCAGGACCGACCGCCGCGCCCGTGTCGGGATCGTGGTCGATCGCATCATGGCCAAACGGCGAGTGATCGTCGTCCGGCGCTGATGCTCGCTTCGGCTTCTTAGCCATCAGCATTGTCTCCCTTCTTCTTCCGGTTGCGCGGCGCAGCCGTCTGCGGCACCGGCACGCGCACCGTCACGACACGCGTGGTAATGTTTCCGTTCTCTCCGATTTCGTCCGAGAACGCATCGCGCGCCGTCTTCATCCGGCCGAGGATGGCCGCCTGATCGAATATGTCGTCGGGCAGCACGATTTCAGCCGTAATAATCAGTTTCTGCATGTTCAGTCCTTGTTTGTGCGCGGTGCCGCCGCGCGCGGATTACGCTCGGGCGAGTTCTGCGACGGGTCGCCGAACGAAAACCTTGTCCCGGCACGCAGGGCACCATGACCCGAACCCGTTGACCCGTCCCTCGCACTGCACCCACCTGCCGTCGATCTTTTCGACTGCGGTGCATTGACGCGTCACGGGCGCGCGCGGCATCGCTGGTGCTGGTGCTGGTGCTGGTGCTGGTGCTGGTGCTGGTGCTGGTGCTGGTGCTGGTATGAACGCAATCAATACCGGGTTGGCAAGTGAACTCAGCGGCGCCGATGTCACCGCAGGGGCAGCAACGGAAGCGATCGGCGCCAGCGTAGGCTTCTTCGCCCGAGGCACACGAGGCGCGTTCGGATCGACCTCGGGCCGCTTTATCGGGCTGACCCGCTTCGGCAGTTTTAGCCGATGCGCCTTGCCGATCACTGCGTTTTTCGGCATGCCTATCCGACTGGATATCTGCGACGGCGACAGCTTTTCGTCGCCGTCCAGCATCCACAGCCGCCGCAGTTCGGCAACCAGATCGGCAGGCCACAGATCGTCTCTCATATCCGCCTCGTCAGTATGTCGTGGATCAATTGGGAATCGCGCGGATGCGATAGGCTGGTGGCTGCCACGATCCGGGAAAGAGCGTCGACTTCCGACTGAGACAGGAGCAATGAAATCACCGCGCTATTCCCGCCGACCAACCGATACCCAGTATTGCGGATGCTCTGAATGCTCAGTGCGGACTGAATCTCAGCCAACGTGCGACGCAAGATGATGATATCTTGGCGCACTGTAACCGGGTCCTGCTTATATCCAGCGGAGCCGAGAACTCGCTGAATGTCCTCGCACGACATCCACTCTCCATCGGACTGCATCAGCGCGCGGAACACCACCCCGGCAGCGGGACGCACCTGCACGAACAATGCTAATCCGCCATGTTCACGTTCGATCGTGCGTGATGCAGGACGATAGACGATATCGCCATAAGCCCACGAATGGTCGCGGCCCGCCGCGTCAGGCCGGACATTTGAATCGTCAACCATCATGTTTCCTCCGAAAAACCGCCGGCCACAGAATTAACCGCAGCCGGCGTAGGTGAGGGGAGGAAGCCTGGTCTGCTGGCCGACTTTACGGCCTCCGGCACACCAGCGGAAAGGATGCCCCGATCCGACGCGACGCACGCTCGGGGCCAGACGTGTGACCACATGCGATGGAGCGTCACATGCCGTCGCCTCGGATGGGTTTGGACGACGCAGCCCCGTGGGCGGAAACCACAGCCAGTCTCTACGTCGCCCGCGCGGCATAAATCCGCGCACAGATCGCACACCTGCGCCGACGAGCACGGTTATTGGTGTGTCCTCTGATCTCACGTATGCGTGTCCAAATGCTCGGACGCCCATTCCGGCGGCACCAGCTTGCGCGGTGTGACCATGCCGCCCGACAGCCGCTCGATCAGCAGCGCCGACCGCAACTCAGGCGAACGCCGGAACGACATCCAATCATAGACGGTAGCTGGGCTGACCCCGACCTGTTCAGCGAGCCACGGGACGGACCTGTCGCCCGTCCGCAGCCAATCCCGAAGGGTGTATTCCGTGGAATCCATGCCCCACCATGACCCTGCCCGAAAATCGCGTCAAGCCTAATTTTTCGGCTTGACGCCACAATCGGCATGGCGCCTAATGCGGCAAGTAGGAGGTTGCTATGGACGCTTGGCAGCACGCACAGATGATCGACGCTATCCACGATCAGCAGGACCGGGACCGGAAGGATTGTGACCGGCCTGACCGCGATCTGGACCTTTCCGCGGCAATCGCCCGCCTTGAGCGCGAGCTTGCGTTGCCGGAATGGCGGGGACCGCAGGGTCCCGATCGGCGCCAGATGCAGAGGACGTTGGAACTGTTTCGGTCGGAGGTGGCCCGTGGATAATCGGACACTGGAAGGCATGCGCCTTGACCTGCGCCGTGTATATACAGCGTGGCGTCCGTTTCGGGACGACGAGTTCGTTGACGACATCCTGCGGCAGATCGACGGCATCTGTGTTGATATCACGCTGACGATCGAGGCTGACCAGTTCACGTTGCCTTTGGAGGTTGTTTGATGTCGGGAGAACTGGAACACGCGCGGCTGATGGCCGAGCACCACAACCGGATGTGGTTTCGGGTTTTCCGCATCTGGAAGAACTACCCTCAATCCACGCACGAACCTGCCTTGGTTCAACTCGCCGAATATCACGCGACCGAAGCTGACCATTGGCACGAGATGACTGCGAACCACAACGCTATGACCCAGGAGAACGCCCAATGACCGACGCCCCCGAGCGTATCCAGATCAAACACAGATGGACGGATGCAGTCCTGTTCGAGTGCGAACCAACAACCGAATGTGTTGGCATGTCGTTCTCGATGAAACTGGGATGGGCTGTTAAGAAAGCAGTCAAGGCCGGCGCCAATCTGGCCAACGCCGATCTGGCCGACGCCGATCTGGCCGGCGCCGATCTGGCCGACGCCAATCTGGCCGACGCCGATCTTGCCCGCGCCTATCTGGCCGGCGCCGATCTGGCCCGCGCCGATCTGGCCCGCGCCAATCTTGCCCGCGCCTATCTGGCCGGCGCCAATCTGGCCCGCGCCAATCTGGCCAACGCCGATCTGGCCGGCGCCAATCTGGCCAACGCCTATCTGGCCAACGCTGATCTGGCCGGCGCCGATCTGGCCGACGCCGATCTGGCCGGCGCCTATCTGGCCCGCGCCAATCTGGCCAACGCCAAAATACGCTACGGCATCACGATCAATCGCGCGCCGATACAGATCAGCGGACTCGAGTATCCCATTATCATCTTTGACGTTCATATGCAGATTGGCTGCGAACTGCACTCGATTGCCGAGTGGGCGACGTTTGATAACGAACGCATTGCGCAAATGGATGGCCTGCGCGCGCGGAAGTTCTGGGGTCGGCATAAGGCTGCAATCCTTGCGCTCGCGGCGTCGGACAATCGAAAGGAGGAAGTGTGATGAAGTGGGTCACGAACGCAGACAAGGACAACTACGAATACCTGCGCAACCTGCCGAAGAAGTTCACGGTCGGCCGTCCTGTTCCCAACCCAGCGTCCACCCACACCGTTGCGGATCTTGAGCGGTGGGGATTGGTCGGAATTTACGAAGCTGAGGGAGACGCGTCATGACCCCCCCCACCCCCGAGACCGTCCGCGAAATCGCCGGCCGCCTGTATCGCGGCGAGCCGTGCACCCGCGAGGACGCCGAAATGCTGTTGTGGTGCGCAACCCAATGGCAGCGGGTCAACAAGGCGCTGGACGAAATCGCGAACGATGCGCTGGAACAGTCGCAAATCCGCGCGGCGCAGATCGGTCACGAGAACGTCGTCCTGTTTGACCGGCAGATGCGCGTCGCCGGCGGCGGACAGAGATAGGAAGATGGACATGGCGAACAATCCAGGCATCTACACCAACATCCCGTCGGACGATTACCACGCCGACCCCTGTCCGGTTCCGTCCCTATCCCGGTCGGTCGCGCTGGCGCTGGTGAGGCAAAGTCCG